TGTTGAAACTGCCGCTGCTAACTCTGCTTCAACTGTAGACTCTCTGGGCGCTCTGTTGATCCAGAAGGATGCAATTGTAATGGCTGAACAACTGGGGGTTCGCTCTCAGACTCAGTACAAGCAAGAGTTCCTTGCTAACCTGTTCACCTCAGATACTTTGTACGGTGTAAACGTACTTCGTCCTGAGTCAGGTTTGACTTTGGTTGTTCCTAAGTAATAACCATCTAACTGGGGGCTGCTAAGGTGGCCCCTAGTTTTATTGAGGTAGCTGAGTATGAGCATAGTAGCTAGTTTGGTTGGCCCAGTATCAGGGTTGCTTGATAAGTTTATTGAGGACAAAGACCAAAAGAATGCTTTGGCTCATGAGATTGCTACCATGTCTGAGCGTCATGCTCAAGAGTTAGCTAAAGGTCAGCTAGAAGTAAACAAAGTAGAGGCAGGACACTCTAGTTTATTTGTTTCTGGATGGCGACCCTTCATTGGCTGGACATGCGGATTGGGCATGTTTGGTAACTTTATCACAATCCCGTTTTCTAACTTTGTATTGGCTCTAGCAGAAGTAAACATTGTTATACCTTTAGTACCACTAGAAACTATGATGCCTGTCCTTATGGGTATGTTAGGTTTAGGTGCAATGCGCTCATTTGAGAAGACAAGGAAATAAGTATCTGATGTTAAAAAATTTTACTATGCCTGAAAATTTTAGTATTTTTGATTACGATATTTTTGATCTTATAGATTTTGATCTTGAGGGGACTCCTGCGGGAGGGGGCTTTGCTGTCCCTACATTTGAAGTAAGCCCCGGAACAGACAACTATTACACTCTTACTGGCGGTATTGCTAATTATAAAAAAAATTTACAAGAGGGTGCGGATTACTTCAAAATAGATGATGTTGATAAAGTAGACGATTATTATGACCAAGCATTTAAGAGTAACTTATCAGCAATACAAGTAGATCCAGAAACTTACCTTATAGAAACAGCATCTCCTACTTATTTAGCAAACTGGCAGGGTAGACCAGATCAAAAAATAGGAGAAAATGTCTATAATCAAGTAGCAATTACGGATCAGGCGGGGACACAACAAGCTGTCAGCAATTATTACGGTTACAATGTGCAGGCTGGTGCCTTTGATAAATCTATTGAAGACTTTGGTGGAAACTACGGAGAACATACTGGTGCTTCTCAAGAAAAAATATCAGAATTTCAATCCATCATTAAGCCTATACTTATTGAGCAGGTAGCTTTCTTACAGACTACAGAGGGTCTTTCTTATCAAGATGCTCTTGTAGAGGCTTACAATAGAGATCCTATGGTACAGTCGTTGTACGCAAAGTATGGCGTAAATCCTTTCCGTCAAACATCAGACGGTTCTACATATCTTTACGATCCTCTTAGCTTTTCTGAGATTAGAACTAAAGAAGTAAAAGATACTGGAGTACAAGACGGACTAAAAGCTCTAGCAATTATGGTAGCAACGGCTGGGGCAGGGAGTGCACTAGGCGGCTATCTTGCCGCTAGTACATCTATGTCAGCACCTCTAGCTAAGGCAGTTGGCGCTGCTGTAGCTTCTGCTGGATCAACAGCAGCTACTGGAGGAGACACTAGTGACATCCTACGATCTGCTATTTTAGCGGGTGCTGGGGGCTACAGAGAGGGATTAGTGCAGGTAGCTGAAGGAGCAGAAGCTCTAGCTTTACAAGGGACATTTAGCGCCCAAAGTGAAAAACTTTTATCAGCCTCTGCTAAAGCTGCTAGTGACATAGAGAGATTTGATAAGGTTGTAAACACAGCTAAGTTTGTAAATGCTGCCGTAAATAACGATGTACTTGGTGGCTTTGTAGATTTATACGGTTCACAGCTTACAAATAAAGCGTTAGATAAACTAGGATTAGATCAGAAAACACTAGACGCTAAATACGGTGGAATACAGCGTGATGATATGACCGCTGGTCTTGTTAAGATGCAAAGGCGATTAGCAGGTGGAGCAGACTTTGAAAGTGCTTTGATGGACGGCCTTGGGACATATGTGCGTCAAGGCGGTACATTAGGTCTTGACATAGATACTCCTGAGTTTATAGAGCGCATTGGAGACGTTATCAAAGAGGCAGGATCATCTTTTGATGACTTTGTTCTACAGCCACCTAAAGAAGCAGTTGAAGCATTATTGTCCTCCCTGCCAGATAAAACACCTGAGCAGATAAAAGCGATTGAGGACTACGTAAAAACAGCAGGATCAGCTTTCGATGACGCTGTTTTACAGCCCCCTAAAAAAGCAGTTGAAGAGTTTGTTGAGGCTTTAGAAGCTCCTACAGGCACGACTCCTGAAGGCCCAGAAATTCCTAAAGCAGGATCAATGGGTCTTCCTAGTGTAGATGCAGATTTAGACCTAGACTTTGATTTTCAAGCTCCTGAGTTTGGAAAGCTAAGTGAAGGACTATTTAGTGATTACCTGTCTAAGTACGCAGATCCGGGTCTTTTAGAACGCAAAAGGTTTAGAGGCTATAAAGCACCCCCAGGAATGTTTAGGAATATAGTATGAGTACCACATATTTGAATATAGTCAACGAGGTACTACGTAGGTTACGTGAAGACGAAGTATCTGGTGTTGCTAACACAGCTTACTCTAAGATGGTAGGCGACTTTGTAAACGATGCTAAACGCATTGTAGAAGATGCACATGAGTGGTCTACGCTACGAACAACTATCATTGTCCCTACTGTAGCCGACACTACAGAATACAGCTTGACAAACGCTGGAGAACGTGTTAAAATATATAGTGCTATTAACGACACATCAAACTTCTTTATGCGTTATGAGTCACCTAACTGGTTTAACAACGCATATTATATCTCTGGTGAAGTCACAGGCACTCCAGACTCCTATACGTTTAGCGGTATAGACAGTAATGAAGATACTAAAGTACGTGTGTACCCTAAGCCTGATGCAGTGTACTCTATGCGCTTTGATTTAATTGCTAGAGAAGATGAACTGTCTAGTGATACAGACACTACAGTGTTACCTAAGAACGCTATTATTCACAACGCTGTAGCTTTGTTGGCTAGAGAACGTGGTGAGACAGGCGGTACTACTGCACAGGATTACTTCTTAATTGCAGACAAGCATCTGTCAGACGCTATTGCAATAGATGCCTATAAGAATCCTGAAGAATTTATATATACGGTACCCTAATGGCTGAACAACGTCAGAACATATATATAGGCGCTCCCGGTTTTAAGGGACTCAATACAACAGACTCTCCTGTTTCTCAGGATTCGTCCTTTGCATCTATTGCAGAAAATGCTGTTATTGATAAGTATGGTCGTATTGCAGCTAGAAAAGGATTAAACAAGGTCACAAGTAGTGCTACACCACTAGGATCTAGTATTGGCATTGAGACCATCTTTGAGTACATAGATCAAAGCGGTGACGAAGTAGTGTTTTCCGCTGGTAACAATAAGGTGTTTACTGGTACGACTACACTTACTGATGTTACTCCTAGTAGTTATACAATCAGTGCAAACAACTGGAAGATAATAAACTTCAACAATCATGCTTACTTCTTTCAAAGAGGACATGAGCCATTAATTTATACTGATGAGTCTGGCTCTGGTGTGCTTGATAACATAAGCGACCACAGTCACTCTACAGGCACAGCACCGCAAGCTAATGAAGCTCTAGCAGCCTTTGGTCGTGTATGGGCTGCTGATGTTACAGCAAACAAACATACTGTTTACTGGTCTGATCTACTTAATGGACATGCTTGGACAGGAGGCTCTTCAGGTTCTTTAGATGTCACAACTGTGTGGCCTACAGGACATGATGAGATTGTAGCGTTAGCAGAGTTTAACAACCTTTTGGTTATCTTTGGTAAGAGAAGCATCTTACTGTACTCTGGTGCATCTTCTCCTGCCAGCATGACGTTATCTGATATAATTACAAACATTGGATGTACGGCAAGAGACAGTGTGCAGTCTATAGGTACAGACTTATTTTTCTTGTCTGATACTGGTGTACGTAGTTTGGGCAGAGTTATACAAGAAAAGTCAAACCCTATTGGGAATGTGTCTAAGAATGTAAAAGACACTATGATGATTTCAGTTAACTCTGAAGCACTTAACATTAAAAGCGTATACAGCCCAGAAGAATCTATGTATCTTCTGTTTCTGCCCACAAGTTTTGAGGCCTATGTTTTTGATACTAGAGGTGCTTTAGAGGACGGTAGCCATAGAGTTACAACATGGTCGGCTACTAGAGTTCTTTGCGGAACTAGGACTGCGGATGGACTGCTGTACTTAGGAAATTCAGATGGTATAAATAAATACGACGGGCACACAGATGATGGTGACTCCTATTCATTTAAGTATTTTACAAATCCGCTATCCTTTGGTGATCCATCTAGGCTAAAGATGCTCAAAGAGCTTTCTTTTACTGTTATAGGCGGCTCTAATGCAACAGTGGTAGGAAATTGGGGTTACGACTATACAGAGGCATACACTAAACAGTCGTTTACTATTTCTACCAGTTTGATTGCAGAGTATGGAGTAGCAGAATACAACGTAAGCACATCAGAGTATAGTGCTTCTATTGTTATTGACGTTGCTAAAGTAAAAGCAACAGGATCAGGAAAAGTAGCAACGATTGGACTAGAAGCAACCATAGACGGTCGCGCTGTTTCGTTGCAGGAATTAAATACTGAAGCTATTATAGGTAGACTTGTATAATGAGTGATTACACAAAGACAACTAACTTTGCAGCAAAAGACAGTTTACCTTCCGGTAACTCTGGCAAGATTGTTAAAGGCACTGAGATTGACACAGAGTTTAACAACATTCAAACTGCTGTAGCAACTAAGGCAAACATAGCTAGTCCTACGTTTACTGGTACTGTAATTATACCAACTGTAGATCTAAACGGTGGTGCTATAGACGGCACTACTGTAGGTGCATCTACTGCTGCTGCTATTACAGGCACAACTATTGTAGCTAACACTAGCATTAATATTGCTGGTGATGGAGCTACTGTAACTGGTATTAAAGACGAAGACGATATGTCTTCCAACAGTGCAACTAAACTAGCTACACAACAGTCAATCAAAGCCTACGTAGACTCACAGGTAACTGCACAGGACTTAGACTTCCAAGCAGACTCCGGTGGTGCATTGAGCATTGACCTAGACTCAGAGACTCTTACGTTTACTGGAGGCACTGGTGTAGACACTAGCGGCTCTGGTAACGCTGTAACCTTTGCTATTGACAGCACTGTAGCTACCCTTACTGGTACGCAAACGCTAACCAATAAGACGCTTACGTCACCTACTCTTAACACACCTACTATTGGTACTTCGTTTACTATTGGTTCCGCTACTATTACTGAAGCAGAACTAGAGATTTTGGATGGTGCTACAGTAACTACAGCAGAGCTAAATGTACTGGACGGTATTACAAGCACTACTGCTGAACTAAATATCCTTGATGGCGTAACGTCTACCGCAGCAGAGCTAAACATCTTAGATGGCGTCACTTCTACTGCCGCTGAACTTAACATCCTAGATGGAGTCACAAGCACTACTGCTGAGTTAAACATTCTTGACGGTGTTACAGCTACAGCCACAGAACTAAATCTGTTGGACGGTGTCACTGCTACCACAGCAGAACTAAACTACGTTGATGGTGTTACTTCTAATGTACAGACACAGTTGGATGCTAAGGCTCCAATTGCTGGAGCTACATTCACAGGTACTACTACCATACCTACTGCTGACATCAATGGTGGAGCTATAGATGGGACAGCTATTGGCGCTGCGTCTGCATCCACAGGTGCCTTCACAACTATATCTGCATCAGGAAATGTAGATTTCAACGGTGATTTAGACGTAGATGGCACCACCAACCTTGACGCTGTAGACGTAGACGGCGCTGTAAACTTCGCAGCAGACGTAACCTTTGCAGACGGTGCAGACATCATCACCGCATCCGCAGGCACATCCAACGTCCGTGTAGGTGTCAACGCAGGTAACTCAATCACCTCTGGCGGCAACTTTAACGTGGTTGTGGGCGACGAAGCGGGTACTGCGATTACTACTGGTACAGATAACACGTTTGTGGGGTCAAACGCTGGCGATGCTCTAATTGATTCTGACCATAATACAGCAATAGGACACCAATCACTCACAGCAGATACTAAAGGAAGCAAATCAACCGCTGTAGGTGCGTTTTCTTTAAATGCTCAAAACTTTACAACGGCTACAGATAGCAATAATACAGCAGTTGGTTATGCAGCAGGCGGCGCAGTCAGCACGGGCGTTAACAACACCCTCATCGGTTCCCTTGCTGGTGACGCTCTTACTGCTGGCGGTTCTAATGTTGTAGTCGGACGGGCAGCTTTAACCTCTGACACTCTTGGTTCTCGCAGCGTTGCTGTAGGGCGTAACGCTCTAAACAATCAAAACTTTACTACCGCTACGGACACTTACAACACTGCTGTTGGTGACTTAGCAGGCCTATCAGTCACCACGGGCATTCAAAATACCCTGATTGGTGGTATTGCCGGTGATGCGCTAACTGTGGGCACTAGGAATGTTGCGGTAGGCACAGACGCTTTGGGTTCTGACACAAAAGGTAGTAAATCAGTTGCAATAGGTCTTAACGCTTTAGCTCTTCAGAACTTCACAACCGCTACAGATACATACAATGTTGCTGTTGGTACTAATGCAGGCGTGTCAGTCAGCACGGGAAGCATCAACACCCTCATCGGTGGTCTTGCTGGGGATGCTATAACTACAGGCAATTCAAATGTTGCTTTGGGCTACCAAGCCTTAACAACAGACACATTGGGCGATAGGAGTGTAGCGATAGGCGTTACTGCTTTATATGCTCAAAACTTTACCACCTCTACAGATAATTACAATGTGGCAGTTGGCTATGCGGCAGGTCTGTCAGTCACTACGGGAGTCCAGAACACCGTCGTTGGCGGTCTTGCTGGTGATGCAATAACTACGGGTAATTTTAATGTTTCGCTGGGTTACGCATCATTAAGTGGTAACACTGTAGGGTTTGGTTCGGTTGCAGTTGGGCATAGCGCCTTGCTAGCTCAAAATTATACGACTGCAACTAATGCTCACAATACTGCTGTCGGGCATTTAGCAGGCTCATCAGTCACCACAGGAATCAATAATACTCTTATAGGTGGTCTTGCAGGTAACGCTTTTACAGATGCAGACAACAATGTTGCGATTGGGCGAGCAGCCTTATTCGCCGACACTTTGGGCAGCAAAAGCGTTGCAATAGGTGATGCTGCTCTAAACAATCAAAACTTCACTAGTGCTACCAATACTTACAATACGGCTGTGGGTTTTCAAGCAGGCGCGGCAGTCACCACGGGAGTCCAGAACACCGTCATAGGTGGTCTTGCGTTTGATAATTTAACAACAGGAGATCGTTGTACAGCCTTAGGTTATAACATCGGCCCAAGCGCCGTAGGTGTAGACCAAGAAATAGTCATAGGGAGCAACATTAATGGAGGAGGAGCTAACACAGTTAGGATTGGCACCTCTAATGGTAACGCAACTCTAAACCTAGACGGCTCAGACACCTCATGGGCAGCAGCTTCAGATGAACGTCTAAAGAAAGATATTGCAGATTCTACAGTAGGTCTTTCATTTGTTAATGCTTTACGTCCTGTTACCTTTAAGTGGAACGCTAAAAACGCTGTTGCAACTACTTTGCCTCAATATGATGCAGATTCTTCAGATCCTGTATTTGGAGACGGAAAGGCACATCACGGCTTTATAGCCCAAGAAGTAAAGGCTGTCATTGATGCAAACTCTGATGTAGTCAACGGTCATAACATTTGGGCTGAAGACCCAGACGGCACACAGCAGGTTGCACCTTCGGCATTAGTGCCCATGCTTGTAAAAGCAATTCAAGAACTCACTGCGCGTGTCGCCGCGCTCGAATCATAAGGAGGACATCATGTCTGAAGAAGCAGTAGCCCGTACCGATGAAGAAAAAGCCAAGATGTATCAAGCGATGCTGGATGGCGCTAACGTCATTACCAGTGTGCTAGATGCTGACAATGAGTTTGGCAACGATCTGACCAATGAAGAAAAGCAAGAGAAGGTTTTGCGTAGTGCTGGGTACTTAGAGTACGGCAAAGCCATAGATGATTGGGGTTCTGAGGACTTCAGCGCCATTGATGCTGCTGTTACCGCAGCTAAAGCATATAAACCATGAAGCAAGACCAGACGCAAACACTTGACTTGGCTTTAGAAGCACTAGAGAAGATAGCTCAACATGAGAAAGAATGTGGAGAGCGATGGGGAGAAGCAACTGCTGAACTTCGGCAGCTTAAAGAGCTAGCATCTTCTCATGCTCGTAAGTGGGAGCGTCTGGCTTGGCTTGTTGTTACTGTTGTGGTAACAGGTGCAGCCTCCGTGATAACAAC